GCCGGCTCGCGCCCAGGTTTCCACCTGACCATGGGATAACTCCATGGGATTTGAACTTGTTGCAAAACAACAGCACTATAAAAGTGCAAGCTTACAAAGAGTAAGCATCCGTGTATGAATAAAACACGGGGGGTCCCTGATAGAAAAACAGGGAAAAGTCATCTCCGGCCGCAAAAGAGATGAGGATAATCCGGTCTGCATTACCGTTGTCACCGTTCCCTGCCATATTCCACATTTCATGTGTGAAAGCTGGATAGTCACCTGCAGCAAAGAGATCATTTTCGTCACATATCTCATGCCATAAGCGAACACGAGGGGATAGGAATCGCAGCTCACTATAGTAAGGTATTTGAACCTCATTAATGGGCTGTTGCATGGCTGGTGAAAAAACCATGCCGTCTGGACCATATCCTAATGCATTTGCCATCACAGCAACACGGTCTGCTGGGATCGCTGTTTGATCATGCGAAGAAAATACAGCAAATGTTTTGTGAACAGTACGTTTGGTGACATTTATCACCTTTTCTGTTTCACTGCCGTTCAGTCCCATACCCAAAATTTTGAGCTTGATAGAACCGCGCATTCCTGCATATGCTGTTGAATAATAGCCTAAAAGTGTTGGTATAGAACCATAATTTCTGTCATAAGTGCCAACAACACCAGTAGACTCAAATGGACCGACCTCAGTTCTACCATAATGCATTGGAAAAGCAGGAGCTGTGTAAACCAACCTATTTTCAGCAGCAACAGTAGCAACGCCAGCGAGATAGTTACCAAAGCAATACCTCTTCACAAGGTTTCTTATGCTTTTGTATTCTTCTCCTTTGCATATCATCCAAAAATCACCAGTAGGCGAAGTAGGATTGAGCTCTGCAGACGTAGTGTTCTCTGGCTCATCACATTCACCTGATTGAGTGACATAATCCGACACGGGCGTGATGTGGGTCATATACTCAGATGTGGGTTTAGCCACTTCGAAGTCATCACCACACGACACATACACAATAATTTCAATATTATTGTCAATAGTACTGTTTGGGGACGTTAATCCATTAACAACATACACAGACAATTCACCATTTCCATAAGTGGAGGTAGAAAGAACAGGAGTTTTTCCACCATCGACTCTGAAATATTTGGTTTCATCATCATCATTGTGCAAGATATGCCGATACTGTTGTGCTTGACCCCAACCGACGGTCAGGGTAAAGTCTTTTTCTTCATTAATATCGACAA